GTGTTCCACAGTGCCAACAATCCATATCAACCCTCACAAGCTATACACTCAGCATCATCTAGTTTAATACGCTGAACTTTAATGTTTACGTTCTCTGCATTTCTAGCAGCATTGGTTCTAAAGTAATACAAAGACTTTAGTTTGTTCATACCATACCAGTGTACATCATTAACGTACTGCATGTACTCATCGTGTACTTCCTGTGGCTCTGTAGCTTTAGGAAGTGTAAAGAATAAATTAACTGACTGTGCTTGACAAATAAACTCTTGTCGTTTAGCTGCATGTTCTATAATCCATATCTGGTCTATTTCATTAGCAGTTTTAAATACGTCTTTCTCTTCATCAGTTAATATATCAAGATGTTGTACTGAACCTTCGTTACCTGCAATGTCTTTCCACAATGCAGTCAACTCATCTTTCTTTAAACCTTTATCTTGTAGTATCTCTTCTAAGTATTTGTTTTTAACTTGGAACGAACCTGAGAGAGTCTTGTGCGTATAAACGTTAGCACGATATGGCTCAATCGAAGGAGACGTACCACCACATATGATACTAGAACTAGCGTTAGGAGCAACAGCGAGTAGATGAGCATTCCTCCTGCCACTACCACTGACATCAGGAGCTTCTCCCCTTTCATCCGCAAGTTTTTCAGAAGCTCTGAGTGATTGTGTCTTAATGTATTTAAATGCTTTGTAATTAAAGCCCGTAGCGAAGATACCTTCAAATGGAATGTTGCGTGATTGGAGATACGAATGGAATCCCATCGCACCAAGACCCAACGACCTTTCTCGATAAGCCGAGTAGGCAGATTTAAGAAACCCGTCTTTGCCCGGCTTAATATGTTTTTGAAACCTTTTAAAGTTTGCATTGTACTCTCCCAAGTTATCTGTGTCGACAGCGTTATCAATATAATGTTGAAGAACGTTGTCAAGCATGGTAATTAAATCTTCAATGAACATTGGATTCTCACTCCACTCATCAAAGTATTCTAAGTTTACTGAAGACAAACAACAAACTGCTGTTCGTTCTTCGTTAGTAGGTAAAGTAATCTCAGAACAAAGATTGCTCTGTTTGATTTCTAATCCTAAATCTTTTTGTTGTTTAGGTAAAGCTTCGTTACATCTATCAATGTTAATCATATAAGGCTCACCTGTCTCGGCTCTAGCATTAATTATTTGCCACCATAAGTCTCGAGCATTAACAATCTTTGTAGGCTCGTTAGTCTTAGGGTCAATCAATCTAAAGTCTGCATCTTCTTCAACAGCTTTCAAAAACTCATTGGTAATGTTAATACCGTTATGAAGATTAAGATTTTTACGATTGATATCACCACCGGATTCTTTACGCATGTTAATAAACTCTTCAATCTCTGGATGAGATATATCCATGTATGCAGCATAAGAACCACGTCTTGTGGTGCCTTGATTGAAAGCTAACATCTGGGAATCAACTACATGGATGAAAGGAATTGAACCAGTAGACTTACTACCGTGAGTAGTAGAAATACCGTTACTCCTAATATCTCCCCAATATCCACCAATACCTCCACCCGAACTTGCCAACCAAATATTCTCGTCATAATGATCTGATAGACCAGTCCTGCTATCAGGTACATAATTGAGGAAACAGCTAATAGGAAGACCACGACTGGTTCCCCCGTTACTAAGTATAGGAGTGCTAAACATAAACCAACAAGAGGAACTGTAGTGATAAAGTCTCTGAGCCAATTCAAAATCTGTGTTCCCTTTGTAGGTGGCTGCGAAGACTGATGCTCTGGCAAATGCTTCTTGTGCATGTGTTTCGTTCTCCCATAAGTATCTATCCTTAAGTGTATCAAGGCTGAACTTATCTAAATTTTTTTCGTTACTATAATTTATTTTTATACCAAGGTATTCCTTGATACCTACTTTATCATCTACCATTATGAGTTCTCTGTATCGTGTACGTTAAGCATTATTATACCATAATGTAGGATTTTTAGCAAGTCTTTTCTGTTCTTTCCTTCTTTATTTCCATAGCGTTTAGCATACTTCATAATGTTACCAAGAGTAAACCCTTCTCCATGTCCAGAGTCAATGATGATATCTGTAGCTTGATACTTATCAGAAGCATAGTGCTCCCCATATGTACCATCAATATACTCTTGTAGTTCTTGTATTAATTTTCCTTCATTAAATTTATAGTTCATCATTTCTCCAATCATCAGGTAAAGTATCTTCACTGTACCATCTAAAGTTATTTGTTTCAGCCCACTCAGCATGGGTACGTTTTGTTCCATCCCTTCGTACCTTTGCTCCCGGCATAGGTGAGAAAGGTTTTTGAAATAAAAAGACTAACTCAGTATTTGTGGGCAATGCTTCTCTAATATGTATGTACTTACTATACTCTGCATAATCCCAGAACCTACCTTTAGCTTCTAGTAATATTGTTTTACTATCTATTTGTTTTACAAAGTCTGGTTCGTATTTATGTTTAACAACATACTTGATAACATCCCAATGATGTTTCCAATCTTTGAGAATAGTTTGATGCATATCAAATTCCCATGCACTATCATATCCTTTAGGTACGTTAATCTTTTTGGGTCTAGGTTTTCTAGGTACTCTTCTAGGCATTAAGGTCTCCAAGCGTTAGCTGTGGATTCCGTTTAACTTGTTTGTAAAACCAGCGTAAACTGTATGCACTAAGAAGAAATCTATTGTTAGCAAAGATATGAGTTTGTGCTGGTAAGAACTCATTCAGATTCTTTCGGTGTATCTTAGATGTATCTTCTCCATCTGGAACCATAGTTCTTAACCACTCTATGAGTAAGTCTTCTGCTCGACGTCTTAATTGTTTTGATTTTCTTCCACTCATATCTGTGTTACCTCTATAACTTTAGGTGGCTTTGGTGTTTGAGTTAAATATTTTAACCCATTAGAATATTTAAATACTCTTAAACCTTTACCTTCATTAGAATCTTTATGACATTCAAACTTGTGTCTACAATACACACACTCTCTAGGTAACTGCATGTTACCAGACTTACCATCTGGAACAGGGCTATAACATAGATCAGGTGGTGTCGCTAACTTCACAGCCTTTTTAATATCTGTGATCTTCTTCTTGATGTTAGGCTTGTCAAAGTTATCAGGTCTGTACAAAGCTAACTCACCAGACTCTTTATTAAGAGCAAGGAATCCACCCTTGTCTGTACCCTGTGCTTGTTCGTAACCGGCAAGTTGAGCCATGTATCCAAACATATCGTTCTCTGCTAGAGTACCATCCTTGAATTTTTTAAAAGCAAATCCGGAAGCTGTTTTAATATCAACAACCTCTCCATCAATAACACAATCCATGTGTCCTTTGATACCAGATACTTTGATCTCTTTCTGTTCATCAGTAACTGTATGTCCAGATAGCTTGATAAGAAATATAACTATCTCTTCAAGTAAATGTCCATACAAAAACTTAATAAACAAAGAGGGTGGCATCCTTTCGGGGATACCTTCTGACTTCATATCGTACCAAAGTTGTCTAGGTTTTTTACCTATGTTAGACATACGTAAAGTTGTATCACCTCTCGGTTCAGGGTGAGACCACTTGTAAAGTATCTCTTTCATAGACTCACCAAACTGGTCGATAGTCTCAGGGTCTAGGTCAATGTGCTCACCATCGGCAAGTACACCTATCTTATTATATATATCTTCGACTAATGTGTCAAGTGTTTTTGATTTCTTTGTCATGTTTTTTTAAATATCCTATTGCTCTTTCTAAAATTTGTACGTTGTCTTTAAATCCTCCAAGACATCTATTACATGTGTGACATAACCAACCTCTAAAAGACTCGGTTTCGTGACAGTGATCTATAACCCAAGAACCATTTCTTTTGTTACCTAATCCATTTACTTTGTCTGCTGTACCTAAACATATAGGACATTGATAATTATCGTCTTGTGGCATACCATACTTTTCTTTTAATAATTTTCTTGCTTTACTTAAATGATTATTACAAGACTTGCATTCAGGTCTTAAAAAGTTTCCACCTGAAGCAGGACTAAAAGATGTAAGTGGTAATTTATGCTCACATTTAATACATATTTTACCATCCTCAAAAACTAATTCATCGTGATGGTCGGGAAATAATTCTTGTTGTTTAATGTGTCTCACTCCAATTACCTCCTACTTTAAATTCGCCATCCATCGGACAACGTAGATCAAAATGTTCACCTGCTTCTATGATAGATTCAACAGCCATTTGTCCTACCTTGTTTGCTCTACAAGATAAGACTTCTATCTGCCATTCATCGTGAATGTTTGCGACAAACTTATGTGGTGTTCCACTAAGCTTAAGCCTACTAGATAAAATACATAAAGCTTTTTTCATAAGAATAGCACCGGCACCTTGAAGCAATGTGTTCAAAGCTGAGTGTTTGTTTCTTATGTACAACTTCCTACCATCTAATCCTTTGAGGAAATTTTTTGAAGCTGCTCTGTCAACTCGTTCCTTAAGAGACTTGTATGTTGGGAGACTACTAAGAAAGCGTTCTCGCAACTTCTTACCGTCTGCTCTGCTTCCTTTAATGATGCTTCCAATCTTTTCATCTCCTGCTCCGTAAACGAGTGCGTAGATGAAAGTTTTAGCCTGATCTCTTGATTTAAGTCCAGCAAAGTTTTGGTTAGTCGTGTGAATGTCTCCATTAATAATCTCATTTATATACTCCTCATCATTCATATAATGTGCTAACATACGTAGCTCTAATCCACTTGCATCTACACCTACAAGGCTGTGTCCTTCTGGTACAGTCCAACAGGCTCGACATTCTTTGCCATAAGGACTGTGAACAGATGGAACCTGTGCAACGTTGGGGTTTCTGTGTGTCATTCTTCCGGTAATAGTACCATTAGGAATAACAAATCCATGTATTCTACCATCATCCTTAACAGCTTCTACCCACGAATCAATTTGAGCTATACGCTTTTGCAGTAATAAAAAATCTGCTATAAGTTTTGCTTCGTGTATGTGAGTTATCTTGGATAATGTTTTCTCATCTACAATAGGTTGACCGGTAGGTGTAAATCTATCTGGCTTCCAACCAAAGTCTATAAGATATTCTCCAATCTGTTTACGAGAACCAAGATTAAACTCTTGTAAAGTTTGTCTCATAAAAGGATTGAAGTTGTTGGTATCTAAACAACGTTGATACTCATCATCAGTTAGTCCACGCTTAGATAGGTTACCATCTTTCTTTATGTAAGGTATAACTTCTTTTGTGTCTACCCATTTAGGTTTAAAAGTTTCGTGTACCTCTGATTCAATCAGTTGTTTCTTTTCTCTTAGCTCTGCTAACAAACCAAGTGCTGATTGCATATCAAAATCAAAACCATCTTGTTCTTGCTGTTTCATAATCTTAGCAACACCTTGTTCAATCTCAATTGACTGAGGTGAGAAACCTTTTGATTCTTTACGAAGTTCTTGTAGTACCCTAGTGTTTAACTGTACATCCCGTACACAATAGTTTAACATATCAGTAGAGTAATTAAGATAATCTTCAAACTCAATCTTTGGATAGCCTAACTTGTAACCCCAAGTCTCAAGGCTGTGACCACCATCACGTGTTGGATTAAACAGTCTGGATAAAACTAAAGTATCAATGATATCTTTATCACTGAGATTAACTCCTCCAAACTTTTCTACCATTGGTATATCAAATCCAATAATGTTGTGACCAATCAGCCTATCTGCTGTGGTAAGAAACTGATACCCTTCTTCTAACTTGTTAGGTGGGAACTTAAATATCTCACCTGAGTCAGGATTCTGAGCAACGATACACCATACTTTTGTGGCATGGATATCATCAGTCTCTATATCAAATACTAAATCCATTAGAATCCCTCTTCACCAGAGTTATCAAACTCTATGTCTTCGTTAGTTAGTTCAGATAGTCTACCTGTTTCTGAATCATATATCACCCTAGCTGCCATACCTACATCACCTGTGTATCTTGATTTAAGTACACGTAGTCTTGTAGTTCTAGCTTCATCGGGGTCTTCTGATTGTTGATTACGTTCCAATGCAATAACACAATCGGATAGTTGTCCAATACTATTAGAGCCACGTAGATGAGAGAGACTTACTTCAATTCCATTCTCGTGTCCTTTGTTACCATCGACACGTCTAAGATGTGATACAAGAATAATCCCTGCACCTGTCTCTTCAACTAAACTTCTAAGCCTAGTCATAATCGTATCAATAGCTCGTCTCTCATCACCCTCGTGAACAGCACTGACTAGCATGTGCAAGTGATCTACTACCACCCACTTACAGTCGCAACCAATAATCATAAAGCGAAGCTTGGTAAAGATATCATCAATGTCGTTGGTGCCAAAGTGGGAATGAACCCATACTCTGTTTTTATTCTCACCATCGTACAAGATGTCAAACATCTTATCAAGTTCCTCTTTAGAAAACTTCTCACGTTCTTGGTCAATGTATAACCTAGCGTTAGCTTCAATAGAAAGTATACCATCAATGGTACGTCTCCAATCTTCTTCTAATGCTATGATACCTACGTTGTCTTGTGTTTGTTTCACAAGCCAATGCTCTAGTTCTCTGGTTACACTAGACTTACCAAGCCCTGTTCCACCTGTAAGAGTTACAAGCTCACCTTGTCTCAAGCCATACAGCTTTTTATTGAGTCCTTCATAAGGATAAGGGATGCTTTGTTTCTTCTCACGATTGTGAAACTTTTCACGTTGCTCTGTAACATTGATAACACCGGATGGTGTATACACTTTAGCAGACCACCAAGATTCAACGAAGTCCTTATGTCTGTTAGACTTAAGCATATCGTTAGGGTCTTTAAACCCATTGGGAAGTGTGAGTATCCTAGCCTTTCCGGGCTTGAAAAGTCTTGCAACTTTTACTGCTGCATCCTTTCCTGCTTTATCATTATCAAAAGCAACGATCACGTTTTCAAAGTTATCAAAGAACTCCAAGCTCTCCTTGATATCTCTTACTGCACCTTGTGCTCCACGCTTGATGGATACCACAGCCCACTTACTACCAAGTAGTTCGTAAGCTGCCATAGCATCACACTCCCCTTCGGTTATGGTGACGTACTTGCCACCCTTAAACAATTGCTGACCAAACAATCCGGTGTCATTGTAACTACCTTGTACAAAGAAATCTTTAGTAACAGAATTTCTGCACTTGGTAGCTGATAGTTCATGTCCATTGTAGTATGGATAGAAATGTTTAATGACCTGACCCTTAAGGTCTTGAACAGCTTTAACCCCAAACTTCTGTGCAGTTGCTTGAGATATTTTTCTGTCAGTCAATGCAATGAAGTTGCCTTCAATCACATTGTCAGGTTGTTTTGGTTGAGTTGTTTGTGTTTGTGTCATAGTTTTTCCGTTACATGCTTGTTCATAATTAGGCATAAATTCTCCACAACTAAAACACTTTGCCGAACCATCTTCATTGATTCCTACAGCATCACTGCTTGGACAAAGTGGGCATGGTTGTTTCAACTTATCCCAAGTTTTCTCATTCATGTTAGCCCTCCTCACAGACTATGTTTCTTTTGTTACTTTAGATTCATCCTCGATAGTTTCTGGGTCATCGCCAACGAACTGCCCTTTATCATTTCTGGCACGTTCTGTTTCAACGATTGCTTCGTCTCTATCTTTGAGCAACTCTTCTAAGTTGGCTCGATGTGTACGACTTGCAAAGTCTAAAGCTTCTATGATAACTTGTAAGTTACCAACTTTCTGTACAATAACAGTAGCTTCTTGCTTTATAGTATCATCGCTGATGTTGTTGACATCAAACGAGGTGTTACCATCATCATTATTTATAGTAATAATCATAATTAAAACTCCTCGTTATCTGTGTCACCTTCAACATATTCTACCAAGTTCTCAACCTTCACAGCCATAAGTTCAGCGAACTGACCATAATCATTCTTGTAAGGTTTGATCTTGACAACAACTTCTGAACCATTACCTACGCTAACATCCATGTCAGCACCATCGGTGTCAACAAGTTTAGGTGCAGCATTTGCAGTACCATCATTTCTTGTGGCTCTCTTACTGAAAGTAAATGCCGGTTCATCATACTTAGGCTGTCCTGATCTGTCTCTAACTTGATTAAGACCTATGCCTTCAAGTTTAGATGCAGTCTCAGGGTCTGTAAGAACAGTTAGCCCATACTTGTGAGGTTGAAACCTCGTGTTTGGCGATGTGATATTAGCCCACATTGCCTTACCTTTTACATACTCATACATATTATTTCCTCCATCGGTTTGTATTAAGTGTCCGGTTTTAAGTGGCACAAGACCGGAAACTTGTAGATATTATAAGTTAAATAAAGGAGGGCAAAACTTCTTATAATATACCTTCGTATTAATCCCTAATAGCAGTGAGTATCTCTTCCCAAAATGTGAGTGAAGTATTGTCAAGGCGTACCATAAAGGTATCATCTAACTTCTCTACCACATGCCCTACATTTGGATAGTGTTCCGTCATATACAATCCAAACTTCCTGTACTCATCACGAGTAAGTATTTCTGTATTGTATTGATCTCTTTCTGCTAAGTAGTTCATCTTAATAAGCTTGTATTATAACACAAGTTACTATAAAAAGCAACCCCTAAATGTTAATTGTGAATGGTAATGTGCAACCAGTAATTGTAATAGGATTATCAAAATCTAAATCCATTACGTAATTAAGTGTTGCTTGTTTAACTTTGTTAGGTATCTTACCATCGTATTGAACATTAACAACATTGCCATTGAACAAATCATAGATCACTGTAAACTTTAATTTTCTTTTGATTGTAATGTTTTCAATATAATCAGCGTAAGGTCTAGTTGATCTAACCTTTGGACATGTCATTACTTCTGGCTCTGGCTCTGGTACTATCTCTGGCTGTCCTAAAACCTGTGTTCCTGTAAGAACTCCTAGCCCAGCATTAACTCCTAACTCTTCTGTAGGTTCTGGCTCTATATACTTTTCAATAACCACAGTTGCAACCGGTGGTTTGTTTAAGCGTTCATCTAAATCATTTAAGATTCTATAAATCTCTGAGTTAGTTTCTTCCATAAGGGATACTCTGTCCGATAACTCAACCAAAGAATTACGATAGCTTTCTCTGGTAGACTGTATCAAGTCTGCATTTCTATTTACGCTTTCGAACTCTTCGCTGAGAGACAGGAAAGATTTGTTTAGCCTTGTAAGTCCTGCTTTGTTTTCAGATATGTTATCTACTGTGATGTTGACTGAGCTAACCATAGCAACCATCATTGCTATCATTACTGCTCCAAATATTATTTTAAATTTCATTTTACGCTACCTCCTGTGTAGTCCACCATGTAGGTTTAGCTCTGTTCTGTTCCCACTTGGCATAGTGTTTTTCATTTATTACATATCTACGATACGCAACGATTGGGTCTTTGTGTTTATACTCCTCCGGCATAGCCTGTGCTAATGGTGTCATATCACCAATGTTTATATTAATTGGTAGTTGCATAAGAGGTGTTGATAGTTTATCAAAACTTAAATGCGATCTACCATATCTATGACTGTACTCAATAGACAAGGCTACAAAGTGCCGATACAACCATTGATAGTTAGAACTAGATTCTCTTGCCCAGATAGTGCAAGGGTGATTCTTGTATGCAGCTTTGTAAAGTCCTTGCTTGTCTGCCCACTCATCACCATCCAGTTCTCTATGTGCTGTGCATAACATCTGTGCTGTTTCCAGTGGCATCTTGACTAGCATTTTATCTGGTTGTGCTCGTGCTGATTCAACCGGACATTCGTTAAAATAAAATATGTTCATTAACCTTGCCCTCGTTTAACATATCTATAACTACCAGCATCCCATTTAGCATCTAATAGTTTAACCAAATCATATTGTAAACTGTCTAAATTGTGAACATCAGACAACCATAAATCATTTGTCTCATGCAAAGTAGATAACATGCTGCGAAGTTTGTTAATGTATTTGAACATATCATCATACTCGTTTGTAGTCAACTCAATAGTTACTTTATTTTTTAATATTTTAGTTTTCATTTACCTTGCCCTCTATATTTTTTTAAGTTGGCTTTCTTACTTTTGTTCATAGTAGAGGTGCCAACGTTACCTCTACCTTGACTTGTCTTCTTACCTCTGCCTTGTGTAGCAGAAGCATATGTACTCTTAGTCCATGTCTTTGCCATATCTATTCTCCTCTACTGTTGCTCTGCGTTTGTCTCTGTACTCTGTAACTCTTCGACCATCTGCATAGTCAATTATTTGTTTATACCATAACCCATCTTTGTACCTTGTGTCAATACCTACAACTCGTTTAGCTTGTTTTTCTAATTCAAGTATCTCTCTTTGCTGTTCAACAGCTTCATTATGTTGTGTCATCTTGTTCCTCTCTTTCTTTTTTAAGTTCCATTAACTCATCCCATTTATAAAACTTCTTAGTCTCTGCATCCCAAAAGTTTCCACGCTGTGCAGTAGTTGGGTAGTGTGGTTCTATCTTTTCCTCATCTACCAAGTACATGTACAAAACTGTTGTCGTTAATAAGGTGACAACACCCACTACTATTAATATAAATTCCATAACTCTATCTCCTATATAGATTTTTCATAGGTATTACTACTTGTAATACTTTTAAACTTAACACCCAACAACTTATGAATCCTATCTTCAAACAAACTCACGTGATCTAATATAGTATTCTCTTCTTTTGAAGTTAGGTACTGCCAATTATTATTTATATCCTGTGGATTATGTTTTAACCTATCAAATATTTTCATAAGTTCATCAGATATTATATGTTTAGCATATACCTTTGGTGTTACTTTTTTATTATTATATTCTATCATTACTATTCTCCTCTTATAAAGTTTTATAAAGTTTTATAAATTTTAATATAAATTATTAATATAATTAATTATTATTTTTATTAATGTTATAATATGTATAAGATTATATCACAAATAAAATTAAAAGTCAAACTGTGTGACAATTTTGTTAAATTAACCATCAAAAAAGTACAAAAATATTAACAAACTTAAAAAAATAATAAGCATCTGTACTCCTCTCTAAGCATAGGGTTAATTAAAAGGTAGGGCATACCCTTAGTACCTAAAAGAACGTGCAATACACGAAGCCACATGCTCTTCTACAAGCATGTTTATCTCCATCTCTGATAGAGAATCTAAATCTCTACGATTTATGACATAAGCATGGGTAGAATCTAGCAACAAATGTTGAGTTATACCTGTTAATTTACTGTACAAATTTCCAAAGTCTCTGGCTAAAATTTCCTCAACTCTGGAATGCCATGTA